ACTTCGCGTAGGGATGCGGCGGCGATGGTGCGGACGGCGGTAAGTCATACGGCTAACTTCACGCGTACTAAGTTCTATGAAGAAAACATCGATCTGTTGAAAGGCGAGAAGTTTCTCGCAACGCTCGATTCCAAGACCACAATCCGCTGCGCCAGCCTCGACGGTCAAATGTTCCCGGTTGGCAAAGGGCCGATACCGCCATTGCATTGGCAGTGCCGGAGTACTCGTGTTGGAGTCACAAAGAGCTGGAAAGAATTAGGTATTGACCTTCCAGAATCAGCACCAAGCACACGCGCCAGCATGGACGGCCAAGTGCCTGACGACATGACCTATCAGGATTGGCTCAAAAAACAGCCCGTAGAGCGCCAGGATGATATTCTTGGCAAGACAAAGGGCCAACTATTCCGCAAAGGTGGCCTTTCGCTAACGCGTTTCGTTGATCGCAACGGGCGCGAACTCAACCTCGCAGAACTCCGAGCGAAGAACGCCGCAGCGTTTGCAAAAGCCGGGCTGTGATTGGTCTATACTGCATGGGTGACTAACGAGGAGTCGCTATGGAAAGTTGCGAAACGTGTAGGTTCTTTTTGTCTGCATATGAGTATTGTGAATATGACCCTGATGACGGAAGAGAACATAAGCTAGAAAAGGAAATAGGATATTGCCGAAGGCATCCTCCAGCTTTTTCTGGAACAGACATTGATAGAGATTCATTCGGATTTAATTCTTTAGATGGCGATGCTTCGGACTTCTTTACGCAGCCAGTAACAAAGTCGCATTGGTGGTGCGGTGAGTTTGTTAGCATGCAATGGCCGAAATAAAGCTAATCTACTCAAACGCCAAACCAGAGAAGCCGCGCAAGATTCGCCAGCTTCCAAAAGTTTCGCCCTACTGCCCGCTGTGCCAATCGAACGCATGGATCACGATCAATCTAGGGCCGGCGAATATGGAAGGCATGAAGGCGACTCGGGTTAGGTGCTGTGTTGTCTGTTTGTCGAAAGGGAAGGTGACGACGTGGTAAGTGATTGGCGTCCGATTGAAACCTGCGATAAAAGCGCCGTCGTTATCGTCTGGGATGATTACTATTTCATGCGATTCGCTCGCTATGACTTCAGGCGCAACCTATGGATAACCGACCTTCCATATGATGACGAACGCGGCGGCGTTGAGTTGCCACTGAATCCGACGCATTGGATACCGGCACCGTTTCCGCCAAATCCGACGACATTCTTGGATAAATATTTCTCAGATCCAATGACTATCGGCGAAACAAAAATCACAGACCCTATAGACTGATTAGCAATGGTCGAATATCTTGATCCGTGGGAAGGCAACAACTGGCCGGATTGGACTGACTCACAGCGTAAAATTGATGCTGTCTTTGACAACGGCGGAATAATCTTAGATGGAACGCTAGTGGTGGATGATTTCGGCTTTGATGGAGAAGATGAATATCCTATCTTTGTCATTATTGACAGCCAAGGGGATAAACACAGCTTCTGCGACGTTGCCAAATATCACTTCGTTGCATAAATTCCGCTTATTGACATATCAAAATGATTAGCGGATAATTTTCTCGGGGATACATTCGCCCAAAGTTTCCAAAGCTCGCTACGGCGGGCTTTTTTCATTTCTGCACAAGTTTCACAAAGCTCGCCATCTTCGGATCGCGGGCTTTTTTATTGCCTGATTTCCGGATGGATAGGGCGCTAGGTCTGGATAGACCGTTAAGGCCGGATGGCCGGGAGTATTACCCAATGAAGCTGAAACTAGACGCAAACGGTAACGTTGTTGTCTCTGATGGCAAGCCGGTATTCATCGCCGACGATGGCAAGGAAATCGCCTTCGACGTCGTAGGTACGCAGGCAACGATTAGCCGGTTGAACGGCGAAGCAAAGAGCCACCGTGAAAGGGCTGAAGCTGCTGAAAAGTCGCTGAAAGCCTTTGAAGGGATCGCCGATCCGGTCGCCGCAATCAAGGCGCTTGATACCGTTTCGAATCTCGACGCGAAGAAGTTGATTGACGCTGGCGAAGTTGAGAAGGTCAAAGGTGAAATCACCAAGGCTTTCGAGGCCAAGCTGACGGAAGCAACGACCAAGGCGCAGACGCTGGAACAGGCGCTCTACGGTGAAAAGGTCGGCGGGTCTTTTGCCCGTTCCAAGCTGATCGCCGAAAAGCTCGCCATTCCTGCCGACATGGTTCAAGCGCGTTTCGGTCAGAACTTCAAAATCGAAGAAGGCCGCATGGTTGCCTACGATGCGCACGGTAACAAGGTGTATTCCCGTGCAAATCCTGGCGAACTGGCCGACTTTGACGAGGCGCTAGATTCTCTCATTGAGCAATATCCCTACAAGGATCACATCCTTAAATCATCTGGCGCTTCCGGTTCCGGTGCGCAGGGTGGAGCCGCAGCAGCAGGCGGAAAACAGAGCATGAAGCGAGCCCAATTTGAAGGCATGGCGCCGAACGAGCAAGCCTCGTTTGCCAAGCAAATCAGAGAGGGTAAAGCGGTCCTCACGGACTAAACAAACCTATCCGAAGCAATCAATGCCCGCCATGTGCGGGCTTTTTCATTTGAAGGAGTCCAATCATGGGCGCACTTACTCTTACTTCCTTGGTCCCGTCGATTTACGAAGCGATGGATGTTGTCTCGCGTGAATTGGTCGGCTTCATTCCAGCTGTTGCCCGCGATTCCAATGCCGAACGCGCCGCCGTCGGCCAATCTGTTATCTCTCCGGTTGTCGGTCCGATGGCTGCGGAAAACCTGACCGCTGCTGCTTACGCTGCCGACACTCCGGCGCAGACGATCAACAATGTTCAGATGACGCTGACCAAGGCTCGTTCTGTCCCGTTCGGCATCACTGGCGAAGAAACCCGCGGCCTGCAATCTGCCGGCACGCTGGCTTCGATCAATCGTGACCGCATCGCCCAGGCTATCCGCACCCTGACCAACGAAGTCGAAGCTGACCTCGCTGCACTGCACGTTGCTGCGTCGCGTGCCTATGGAACCTACAACTCCACTCCGTTCGGTTCGGCTGGTGTGCTGACCGACTTCGCCGAAGCTCGCCGCATCCTTGACGACAACGGCGCGCCGCAGTCCGACCTACACATGGTTCTCGGCTCTACCGCCGTCGCCAAGATTCGCGGTGTTCAGTCCGGTCTGTTCAAGGTCAATGAAGCTGGTTCTGACGACCTGCTGCGCCGTGGTTCGCTTGGCGAAGTCGAAGGATTCCAGTTGCACAACTCCGGCCAGGTGAAAACCGCTGTGACTGTCGGCACCGTGTCTGCTACCGTCGATGCCACTGGCTACGCCGTCGGCTCGACCAGCTTCACGCTGTCCGCTGCTGCCGTTGCGCTGCTGGCTGGCGACATCATCACCTTTGCCGGTGACTCCAATCAGTACGTGGTGAAAACTGCTGTATCTGGTACTGGTGGCACGCTTGAAATTGCCGAGCCTGGCATCAAGGTTGCCATGTCTGCTGCAACTAAGGCCATCACCGTAGTCGCTGCGACGACTCGCAACATGTTCTTCCAGCGTTCGGCCATCCAACTGGCTACCCGCGCACCGGCTATGCCGGAAGGCGGCGATGCTGCTGATGACGTGATGCTCGTTACCGATCCTGTTTCTGGAATCACTTACGAGTTCTGCGTGTATCGTCAAAAAAGGCAATTGCGCTACGAGTGCAATCTTGTGTGGGGAGCAAAAGTAATTGCTCCGCGTCACTTGGGGCTGCTCATCGGCGCCTAACAAGGATAGGGCAGGGCTTCGGCTCTGCCCGTTCTTTTGGAGATTGAAATGGGGTCACTTCCGGTTGTCCGTATCGTCTGGCCTGCCAATGCAGAGTACGGCGGATTCGTTGAAATCAACGAGTCGGACTTCGATCCGAAGATTCATAAGCTGTTTGTTGAGTCCGAAGAGGAACAACAGGCAGAAGCACCTAAACGGCGTGGTCGCAAGCCGAAAGAAAAGGCTGAGTAATGGCATTGATCGTCGAAACCGGATCCGCTGCGACTGATTCCGAAAGCTACGCCAGCGTTTCCGATGCCACCGCATACGCCACGGCACGCGGATTGACTGCTTGGACTGGCGCGGATGCTGTGAAAGAGTCTGCACTGCGTAACGCGACGCAATATCTCGACGCCACCTACCGTTTCAAAGGCAACCGTGTTGCCGATCATCAGGCGCTCATGTGGCCGCGCTCAGGCGTCGTGTTTGACGGCTATACGCTGGCTTATGACGCCATCCCGGCGATGCTGAAAACCGCGTGTATCGAGCTTGCCATAAAGGCTATTTCCGGTTCGCTGATTGTTGATCCTGGTTCGCAATATGTGACCGATGTACAGGTCGGGCCGATCAAGAAATCCATGTCTGCACCGCAGAATGGCGGGCAGAAAACCTATTCGTTGATTGATTCGCTGCTGCGTGATTTGATTAAAGGCGGGTCGAGTTCGGTTCAATTGGTGCGGGCGTGAAAAAGCGTACAAGCCGTCGTGGAAAAGCTAGGCATGATGTTCATGTCGCTGTGCATAAAATCATCAGCAAAGCAATGAAGAAGGTTCTGATAAAGGTATTGGCGCTGTGAGCTTTTACGGCGATCTGGCGCTTACTGCTGACGAACTGTTGGCAGAGTTTGGCCAGCCGATCACCATCCGCACGAATACGCCGGGTAACTATGATCCGGATACCGGAACGACGACGCTAACCACGGCTGATGTAGTTGGCAATGGCTGTATCTTCGACTACGGAACACAGGCCATCGATGGCACGCTGATCGTGCAAGGTGACAAGCAGCTTTATCTGTCGCCGATTGGCATGTCGGAGCCTGGCATTGATGACCTGGCAATTGCTGGCGGCGTTACATGGCGCATTACGCAGGTCAAGGCCATCGCACCGGCTGGCGTTGCTGTGCTTTACGACTGCAATCTACGCAAATGAGTTTCGCGCTCGATCTATCCAAGGCTTGCGAGAAGGCAAAAGGACAGACTGAGATGGTTGCGCGAAAGGTAATGCTAGATTTGTTCAGTCGCGTGATTATGAAATCTCCGGTTGATACAGGTCGTTTCCGTGCGAACTGGAATGTTGGCTATGGATCGCCTGACAAAACCACTACTAATGCGACTGATAATTCGCTTGGCAGAGTAACCAATGAAATAAGCACGGCAAAGATAGGTGGAAGTATCTATCTGAGTAACTCGCTGCCTTATAGCATCCGGTTGGAAAATGGCTGGTCAGGCCAAGCGCCTGCCGGCATGGTTCGCCTATCGCTCGTTGAAATCACTAACCAATACGGTGCCTAATGAGTCAAAAGACAATCCGCGCCGCATTGGAAGGCCGACTGAAAACATGGGCTGATGCTCAAGTTCCGGCGATACCTATAGCATGGCAGAACGTCAGTTACACGCCCGTAGCCAATACGAAATACATCCGCGCCTATCTTCTCCCAGCCGAGACATTCGACGGCGCAATTACAGGCGATTACAAGCTGTATGCCGGGATATTCCAGCTATCCATCTATTCACCGGAAGGCACCGGAACCGGCGCAGCGGAAACGATTGCCGAGGCGATCATTGCTCAGTTTGCCCAAAACACCGCTATCTCGAAATCAGGCTTGACGATCTTCATTGACCGGACCCCATCAATGGGGCCATCAATGAACGATGAAGGGTGGCATGTGCTACCCGTGAGCATTCGATACCGCGTGGATAAAACAACTTAGCGTAAGAATTCTTACGCAACAGTAAAAAACTTTATCTGACCCGCTCCGGCGGGTTTTATTTTGCCCGCATGGGCGACCCGGCTGCCGAGAGGTGGCCTTTTTTCGTCCAAACGAAAGGAAACATCATGGCCCAGGTTCCAACCGGCTCGACTTTTTACGTTGCTTCGACCATAGCAGCAGCGAAAACTACAACTATCGTTACGAATGCCTCTGAGGCTGTCGTGACTTCTGCTGCACATGGATACTCGAATGGCGATATTGTCATCATGTACTCCGGCTGGGGCCGCCTGAACAAGCGTGCATTCCGCGTCAAATCCGTGGCGACTGATACCTTCGTTCTCGAAGGTGCTGATACTTCTTCGACTACCTATTTCCCGGCTGGTCAGGGTATCGGTACGGTGCAGAAGATTTCCGCATTCACGCAGATCACCACGATCATGAATCCGGCGACCAGCGGCGGCGAACCGAAGACGACGACTTACAAGTTCGTTGAGTCTGATGTTGAGTATTCGATCAATGACGGCTTCACTGCCACGAACTACACCGTCGAAATTGATGCTGATTCCATCGGCACCGCTGGCTATACCGCGCTCAAGACTCTGACGGACGTTCAAACCGACACGGTGCTGAAGATCATTACCCGTTCAGGTTCGTTCAACCTGATTCCTTGCACGGTTGCGCTGAACGAGTCTGTCTCCATGTCTGAAGGCCAGATTAACCGCTGCGTTGCCACGTTCAACGGAAACAATCGCGCAGTCCGTTACGCCTCCTAAGGTTTAGATCAAGGCTAGGCCACAAGCCGAAAGCGCGTTCCTCGTTCGCGTTGCCTTTGATCTTCCTAACGAGGTGTCTAACGAGGACAACTCCATGCTGAAACTCACGCCAAATCCGACCTTTAACGCCACGGTGGAAATCCACATTCCGGGCAGTGGCAAGGTCAAGGTTCCGTTCGTCTTTGCCTATAAGGACAAGGATGAATACAAGGCATTCACTGACGACGCTGCACAGGGGAAGAAGGAAGAAATCGCCGTTCTTCTCGAAATCGTCAAAGGATGGGAAAACTGCGACGTTCCCTATTCTCCGGAAGCCCTTGGAACGCTGCTGAAAAAGTATCACGGTTCCGGCTCGGCTATCTTCGCTGCCTACGTCAATGAACTGACCGGCGCCCGCTTGGGAAACTGAGGAAGGTCGCCCGCTTCTTCTACCAGAAAAGACCATCGCAGCAAGAGCTAGATGCGATGGGATTCACGCTAGATGACTACGGCGACGAATTCACGCAGGTTGAAGTTTTCCCCGAGAACTACCAAGCATCAATCGTCTTTCAATCTTTGCTTACCCAATGGCGTCTCGGCTTCAATGGTCCGGTAGGTCTTGATTACGGTGTTGTGCCGACCGTCCTCAAGTTGCACGGCATCAAGCGCAAGCGGTGGGAAGAGATATTCCACTGCCTACGGGTCATGGAAGACGAAGCGTTAGTCACGATACACAACAACAAGTAACCGCCTACGGGCGGTTTTTCTTTTGAGGCTCCGCATGGCTGAAGAGATTGTCACACTCGGTATTGAGGTAAAAACCGATGGTGTAAAGCAGGGTGCGGAATCCCTCGATAAACTGGCACAGGCAGGCGCACGGGCTGAGAAATCAACCACTGCCATGTCAGATTCCGCTGCGAAGGCTAACGCCCAAATCGCAGCGATGGCGCAGAAAGCAGGTAGTGCTTCTGGCGCATTCAAGCCGTTAGACCCTGCCTCTGTTTCCCTATCCAAGATTGCCACAGAAGCGCAGAAAGCCAACGCGCAACTATCCGGCATTGGCAATCAAACCAGCAAGTTTGAACAGATCGCCAAGTCTGCTGATTCCGCCTCGGTCGGGATCAACAAGGCCGCGCAAAGCCTCGATAAATTCCAGAAAGAAGCATCCAGCATTCAAGGTATCGCCGGTTCGCTGTCGTCTGGATTTTCCACGCTGGCTAAATTAGCGGGCGGCCTGTTTGCTGGCGTTTCGATTGCTGCCCTTGCCGGAAAACTGGTATCCGTTCAGCGCGAGTTCGACGTTCTCAATTCATCGCTGATTACGATCACCGGAAGCTCTGCGAATGCGGAGAAGGAACTCGCATGGATCAAGGAATTTGCCGCTGAAACGCCGTTCTCGCTGGCTGAAGTAACGCAGGCATTCATCAAGATGAAATCACTTGGGCTTGATGCGTCCAAGGAATCATTGACCAGCTACGGCAACACCGCATCGGCAATGGGCAAGTCGCTCAATCAGATGATTGAAGCAGTCGCCGATGCTTCTACGGGAGAATTCGAGCGCCTGAAAGAATTCGGCATAAAGGCTAAACAGAACGGCGATCAAGTCTCTCTGACGTTTCAAGGAGTCACGACATCCATCAAGAATAACGCCGAATCGATCAGCCAATACCTGACGAATATCGGCAACAAAAACTTTTTCGGCGCAATGGAAGAACGCGCCAAAACGCTTGATGGCGCCATATCTAATCTTGGCGATACATGGGATGAACTGTTCCGCACGATCAACCAGAACAATACTGGCGGATTGATCTATGACAGCGTGAAACTCGCATCTGGCGCAATCAGTGACCTGATTAGCGTCATTCGGGCGATGAATTCAGCCTATGCCGAAGGAACGCAGGAATCAGGCGCGTTTGCCAGCATTCAAGGCGGAATTTCGTCTGCGCTTGATGCAGTTGCCATCGTTGCAACTCGCGTCAAGTTCGGCATTACGGCTATTGGCAAAGAACTCGGCGCATTGGCGGCGCAGGCAGTTGCAGTAAGTCAGTTGCAATTCTCGCAGGCTGCGACCATTGGCAATCTCCGCCGCGATGATGCCAAGCAGGAAGCGGCCAATCAGGAAAAGGCACTAAAAGCCATTGCAAATCGCGCACAGGCAGATAGCGACCGTCGCGGATTCGCCTCTCTGATTGATGGATTGCCGACCGACAAGCCGAAATCGAACGTGGTTGCGATTGGCGGCAGCGGTAAGAAACGCGGCGGCGGTCGCTCTATCGCTGCACAGGCATCCGAAGAAGCAAAAGATTATGAGCAGGCGATGAAGTCGTTTGTTGATATTCAGCGCAATGCTGAAAAATCAACTCTGGATTTATCCGCTGCGCAGCAAAAACTATACGACCTGACGGCATCAGGTGCTCTGGACAGAATGCCGGAACGCTGGCGAGAAACTGCGCTTGAGCAATTCAAAGCTGCCCGCGCTGCCGAACTGAATGCCAAGTTCCTGAAAGATGTAGAAGCGCAAAGCGTCAAGAATGTGGCAGCGAATCAGGCGATGTTCGACCAGACGCAGACGTTGCAGAAGCAGGCCGAACTCTACGGCATGACGGCTTCGCAAATCAGCGTGATGGAAGAAGCGAGGCTGGAAGATGCCATCGCACTCGCTACGCAAAACGGTGCCTATCCGGAACACATCGCTTTTCTTGAGCAGGAGCTCGAAGCCCGCAAAAAGCTGAACGCAGCTTATGAAGAAAACGACCTTAAGCGCCTTTTGTCCGGCACCAAGTCACAGGAAAACAAGCGCAAGGAAGCCGACCGAGCAACTCTTGATCGAGGACTAGCCAGCGGAAAAATCACCAAGGATGAATACGACGAGGCGATTGCCAAGTTCAAGGAATCCACAGATGAAATGAGTGAGTTCTCAAAGCAGGCTGCACGCAACATGCAGGATGCAATGGCTGAATTCTTCATCAATCCGACGAAGGATGGGATTGAAGGAATGGCCGATTCGTTCGGTAAGACAGTGCAAAAGATGATTGCGCAAGCGGCATCTGCGCAACTGATGAATCTGCTGTTCGGCGATATGGGTAAGACAGGAAAACTTGGAACTGACAGCCTCGTTGGTGTCGGACTATCTGCATTAACTACCGCGTTCGGCTTCCACGAAGGCGGCATCGTCGGTTCCGGCGATCACTCATTCACCCGCACCGTTCCCGCTTCCCTATTCAACAACGCTCCTCGATACCACTCCGGTGGAATCGTTGGTGACGAGGTGCCGGCCATCCTCAAGAAAGGCGAGCGCGTATTGACCAAAGAACAGCAGCAAGGCATGGGAGGT